AAAATACTTGGCTGGTGACGGCCCGGAAAGATAGGGAGATGCCAACACAAAGCATACACCCAAAAGGGTGTTTTGCTATATATTCCTCCATAGCTCAGTCGGTAGAGCGCATGACTGTTAATCATGATGTCACTGGTTCGAGCCCAGTTGGGGGAGCCACGAAGAAAGTCAGTAATTGAGCCAAAAACGGCTTGTTTACTGGCTTTTTGCTTTGTTTATAATATTTTCAATTTTCAAAATTATTCACTTCTTTTTATGCCTTTTAATCTCTTATACTACAGATAAACTACAGATTTTACATAATAAAAACCGCCCGAAATGTAATCGGACGGCTTTTTTTACGCCAATAATTTGATCGCATTGTAAAGAGTGTCAACCTCTTGAATAATGTAGTGGTCAATATCAACCTTGTAATTTGTATGGCCCATAAGAGCGATAATATCTTCCTCCCTTGCTCCTGCCGCTGACATCCTGGTTGAAAAGGTCCTACGGCAGGAATGCGGAGTAAACTCATCGCCTAAGCCAAGCGCTTGCATTGCCGTCCGAAAACCGTATTTCAAGAAATAATCCTTGTTCATCGCTTTGCCAAACTCTGAACCCTCGTGTGTTCGGCAGAAGATTGTTTCACCTTTATTGTTTATACAATTCTCAACCAATTTTAAAATTTTAGGGTGGATAGGAACAATACGATTTTTGCCGGCATCTGACTTTATGCCTGCGATAAAGTAAGGTATTCCTTGCTCACTTACATGGTATTGGTCAGTTGTAAGTGACAAAAACTCGGTTACTCTAAAATTGAGGTAGCACATAATATAAACATAATCAGCATAAGGCACTTTACCTATGTTTTGTCTGATAAGCTCAAGCTGCACATCGGTAAAGCGTGTAGCGTTTACCTCTTCGGGTTCGGGTAGTTCTATAAATGTGCCGTAGTCTTTATTTACAATATCTTCTTTCATTGCAAAATCGTAAAGACTTGTGACGAAGCATTTAATCTTATGTAGTGCCGAGTAACCTAATCCCTGACAGATTTTAGGCGTATCAGTGACTTTATAGGTGCCTTTACCGTTGGGCAGAAGATATTTCAGTTTGCCTCCTGCACCTACTTCGTGATGTGGGTTGTCATAATAATCCACGATATATTGATAATCCGATGTGCGTAAATCTCTAAATTTACGCTTGTGCAGAGGTTTCAACTTGATATAAGCACTTGCATAGTTGCTTTTCACGCTGTCACCAAGTTTTTTATATGCTTTAGTTTTTACCCATTTGTCATGCAACTGCTCAAGCGTCATATTAAAGCCGTTTACGGGATTATACTCATAATCTTTGAGTGCGTTTTCTGCCTCTCGCTTTGTGGCGAAAGTTCCCAAATATACTTGTTTCCCTGTGACAGAGCTTGCAGCGGCATACGGTTTTGATTTGCTGTCTTTGCGAATATAAATGCTTCCTGTACCCTTTGTTCGCCGTCTGTTTTTTGGTTTGTCAGCCGATTGGTTTTTACCGCAGTAAGGACAAAATACAAAATCGTCCTGCAATTCTCGGTTACACCGTCGGTTTATACATTTTTTCATCATTTTGCTCCTTTAAAAAGGGCGCAAAAAAACCCTGTAAAATGTTGTAATTTTCGCAGGGTTGTGGTACAATATTATTGCTTGATTAGTACCATTGCACCCGTGTGATGGTTTCCGCTCCGACTTGCGCCAACAGGTCAGGGCGGATTTTTTTATTTCTTATTTTCTATAGTTAAAGTAAGTCTTGCGTAATATATCTTTTCTTTTGTCTCTTCATCTTCAAAAGAAGAAATATACAAATCTTTGATTGCCTTGACTCTGTTCTGATTTTCTTTGATAAATAAGGCATCTTCTGAATGCAAAGAACCAATATCAAGACCATTCGCAATAACTTTAATTGCAGGCTGATTTTTATATTCGTACTCTTGAAGTTCAACATTGATTACTTGACCGCTGAGCTTTTGTTGCATAAGTTTAGCGAGATGTTCTTGCCTATTATCATATGTAACACCTGCAATTTTAAATTTTTGGGAATGTGTACCTTTGGTTGTAAGTGTGTTTTGTGAGGTATTTGATTGTATTGCTGCACTATTTTCTTTTGTTGGCAATTTCTTGTCAAGGATAATAAGCACTATGCCTGCTGCTAAAAACAACAAACAAGCAAACCCAGTTGATACAACACCTTGAGCAAATGCGGCAACTGCTCCAACAATACCAAGTATCAATAATACAATGCCTACAATGAATTTTTTACTTTTATTCAAAATATTTCCTCCTCTTATGTGATATACATTGACAAAATATATCACATATTATAAAATAATGTTAGAGGAGTTCCAACTTCTCATAATTCCTATTTTCCTACCATAGCGGCAACTATGGTAGGTTTTTCTTTTTATTGATAAAATTTGCGAATTGCTCTTTTACTTGCCTTTCGAGTGGGTGTAGGTAAAAAGCGTTTCTGCGTTCGAGCTCTGCCATTCGTTCAGCCCTGTAGGTTGCCGCGTCGAGGCTGATGTCACATAAATTTGCAATTGCAGCGGAAGTTAACGCTTGCAGTTCATGAAGGACACAGGCAGGGGCGAGTAAATCCCGAGCAAATACATTTGCCGAATGTTCGGCATCGTCGGTTGTTACAAAGCCGTTGCCGTTTTCCTTAAACAAGTGACCTAAAAATATATGACCGAGTTCATGCGCAATTGTAAATCTACATCGCTGAGGGGATTGCTCATCTGCATATATGATATAAAGTTTATCATTTTGCATAAGCGTTGTGCCGCTCTCATTTTCACTTAGCAGATTGACTGCCGAATTTTTTAATAAAACAATGTCGGTTTGATTAGCTATTCGGCTTACCTTAACAGGTAGGCTATCTATATTATAATCAATCAAACATTGCCAAGAGGCATTGCGTGCCTGTTTGTATTTACCATAATTCAAGTTTTACCACCTCGTAGGTATTGTAACCTATGAGGTGTTTTTTATTATGTAATGCTTATAAGTCTGTATCGTCAGGCTCAAACTTGCTGAGGTCAGGGAGATTAACTATTTCGATAGGCTGATTATTGCCGTCGCTTCGTGCAGCTTTCACGGTTGGTATCAATACTTCATCTTCTACACCAAGCAATCTATCGACTGCAGGTTGCATATCAACTTTATTACGATATGCAAGTATAACCTTTTTCTCGTGATCCGAAAGTTTATCTATATGTATTTGTTCTTTAATTTCGCCATTTATCAAAGCGTTTATATCAATAGATAAAAAATTACATATCTTGGTGACATTTTGAATAGATGTTCCCCAAATGCCCCTACTAAAAATACCTTTAACGGTTGTATAAGGCAAATCAACTAATTTTGCAAATTGCATCACGCTTTTATATTTATCTAAAATATAATCCTGCAATTTTTGCTCAATAGTCATTGCACTCACCTCTCTTTGATAGTTAGTATATTACAAAATTTTGTAGATGTCAATAACAAATCTACCTTTTTTAGTAAATTATTTTTAAAAAAGTGTTGACAATCTACCGTAAAAGGTATATTATAATGCTGTAATCTACTAAATAAGGTAGATTGGAGGTGAAAAACTATGTTATATCCTAATTTGGTGAAAGCAATGAAAGATGAAGGTGTAACTAAAACAGATATTGCAAATCTGCTTGGATTACATTTCAACACCGTAACTGCAAAACTTGAGGGAGAAACATCTTCAAGTAAAGCTGTTTATCAGGTTGGCTTTACTTTGATTGAGGCGGTAATGATTAAAAACATATTTTTTAAAAGATATGATCTTGCTTGGCTTTTTGATTTTTCTGAACATACAAAAACAGCTTAACGAAAGGAATGGTAAAAATGATTGATTGCTCAAAAACAGAGAATTATTTCGCTGAAAAACGAAGAATGACGAAAAGACGCAAAATATACGGTAATGCATATATGTGTAAAATTGATTGTGCCAACTGTCCACTGAACAGTTTGAATAATGGTACAAACGACATGACATCTTGTTCAGACTTTGAAGCACTCTATCCCGAAAAGGCAATCGAAATCGTTCAGAGGTGGTCGGACGAACACCCACAGAGGACTTATTTGAGTGAGTTCTTGAAAAATTATCCGAACGCTCAGCTTAGAACAGTATTGTTGTACTCTCAATTGGATGCAGTGGAAGCAGGGATAATATCACCCGAAATACCTAAATGTATATGTCCATATCATTTAGGGCTGATGAGCAGAGATGCTTGCAGAAAAGACCATAACTGCGTTGAGTGTTGGAATCAGCCGATCGAGGAGAGTGATTTGGTTGAGTCAGAGAAAATCGATATCAAAAGCAACAAGGCTTAAAGTTTACGAGAAGTACGGCGGCCGCTGTGCGTACTGCGGTTGTACACTCGAATTAAAGGACATGCAGGTTGACCATATACAGAGCGTGTACTGGTACAATGGTGCGAATGACATCGAAAATTATAATCCTGCTTGCAGAATGTGCAATTTTTATAAATCAACAAGGACAGTCGAAGATTTAAAAAAAGAATTGGGTAAGTTGCTTTCGAGGCTCGAAAAAGTCTTTATTTTTCGATTAGCTGTAAAGTACGGATTGATTCAAAAGACGGACAATCCAATTGAATTTTACTTTGAAAAGCAAAATAAAACAGGTAAGGAGCGTGAAAAGTAATGGAAAGAAAACCGACATTGACTACGATTGCAATCGAAAAACTGCATCCACATCCTGACAACCCTCGTAAGGTTATCGGGGACATTGATGAGCTTGCTGACAGCATTAAGGCAAACGGCATTCTCCAAAACCTCACGGTTGTGCCGATGAATGACGATTGGACGGAGTTTACTGTTATCATCGGACACAGAAGATTAGCAGCGGCAAAGCAGGCAGGATTGACTGAACTGCCGTGCGCGGTCGTTGAGATGACAGAGAAAGAACAGCTGTCAACGATGCTCACCGAGAATATGCAGAGGTCCGACTTAACCGTATATGAAGAAGCAAAGGGCTGTCAGCTATTGCTTGACCTCGGTGATACGGTCGCAGAGGTTGCCAAAAAGACAGGCTTTTCAGAAAGCAAAATCAGACGGAGAGTAAAACTCTGTGAGCTTGACGAAGAGGCATTCAAGGAAAGTCAGATCCGACAGCCTACCCTTGCAGACTATGACCGATTGAATCAAATTAAGGACATTGAAACGAGAAACAAACTGCTTGAATCGATCGGTACAAACAATTTTGACAATCTGTTGTATTCGGCTGTTAAGAAGCAGGAAACCGATGAAGAAAAAGAAAAAATTGAAAAGTTCTGCCTTGAACAAGGAATGACTAAAGTACAGAAATACAATGAAATTCCAAGCAACTACGAATATACCGGAGCATTTGAACTCAAAGATTTAATTGGTAAAGACTTTGCGGACGGCAGAAAAAGATATTTTTATTTTGCGTACAGCTCAAACATCTACATTTACGCAGAAGCATTGAAAAAACAGGAAAAAAATGATCCCGAAGAAGAAAAGCGAAAGCTTGAAGAGCAGAGGTGGGACGAACTTGTTGAGCAGGCGGAAGAAATAGATGAACGCTGTGAGGCTCTCAGAAGAGGCTTTATGCTTGATACGAATTTCAATGACAGCAACAAAAAGCAGGAGCTTATAAAGTACATAACCGCTCAAGTGGCGGCAGGCGCCCGTATCAAAGATTATCATCTTGAAGAAATCATCGGACACAATTTTGAAGATGATGAAAGCATAGACAGCTACATCAGCGAACATTGGAGCGATAACAGCGGCAGAATGTTAATGGCGGCGGCATACGCTTTGTGTCAGACGAATTACAGTTCGTTAAGTTATATCAGCGTAAATTATTCGGACAAGACATTCAGCCGAAAAAACAACCTAGATCTTAACCGATTTTACGTTCTGCTTTGCAAACTCGGCTATGTGATGAGCGATGAGGAAATACAGCTCCGTGACGGCACACATCCGATTTTTACCTCCGGTGAAGTAAAATAAACTAAATAAGTTAATCACGCTCTGCACAGCGAGATTATATATATCTCATTTTATACCTACTTTTCTGAATATTACCGTTTAATATCTCAGACAGGTGCAGATGTCTGAGATGATTTTAATATTTAAACGAGGAGAATAGTCATGAGAGAATATTTATTCAGAGGCAAGATGATAGCTAACGGTAAGTGGTCAGAGGGCAATTTGCTTGTGACTAAACAAGGTTGCTGTATAACACCCGATGCAACCGTTTTAGGCAGCTATGGTGCAGTAGATCCCGAAACAGTCGGTCAGTACACAGGCTTGACCGACAAGAACGGCACGAAGATTTTTGAGGGGGATATTGTAAAATATGGTGATACTGTTCATAATGTAGTGTTTGAACAAAGAAACGGAACAGCGTATTTTGGTCTTGTGTATTCAACACTTGAAACCTTATCGTTTGGATATTATCAAGATTTGAAACAAATTGAAGTAATCGGCAATATCTACGATAATCCTGAACTTTTAGGAGATGAAGAAAATGTCTGAATTAGAACTTAAACCTTCTATTGAGGACGGTGAAGAAAATGCCTGAACTGAAAATTAAGCCTTGTCCGTTTTGCGGAAGCGAGGTAACAGTTGAGAATATAGGCGCTGATGAGGAGGCGTATATGTTTGAGTGCACTAACGCTAATTGTGCCGCGTCTACCTGCTTTGGTGATTATAGCACTGACAGAGCAACAGCAATCCAAAATTGGAACAAGCGTGCTACAAAGTACACTACAAATACAAAAATCGGTACTTGTACGATCAATATAGATTTGAGGTGATTAAATGAACGACAAAATCCTTATCAACCCTAAAACAAATCAGGAGTACAGAGATGTACCGCCGACCGTGGCGGCGAAATATCTTGGTGTGGCTCTTAATTTTATTTACGAAGGACTTAAAAAGCAGACTTTGCCGATAGGCTCGGCAGTGCAAAGCGATTCAGGGCGCTGGAGCTACAACATACCGATTGACCGGCTAAAGGCCTATGCAAGCGGTGCAGATATATCATTGCTTACCGCCCTGCTCAACAAATTACTCGGCAGCGGCAACGCAATCATAGACGAAAGGACGGCGTAAAAATGATAAATTCGCCGTGCTACTTACCGACGGCGAAACCCTATAAGAACCGACCACATTACAGGGAAATAAAGGTAGGGGGGTGAGAAGAATGTTAGAAAATGCTGACAGAATTAAGGTTGTAAAAAGCCTTGTGAATTTTATTGAAAGAGTTACAAAAAAAGAACGACCTTCAAAGGCAGAAGTGGAAGTTCTGCCCGAGGTCGTAAGAGCTTTAAGAGAATTTATTAAAATTTAAGGTGATAAGAATGGGCGAAATTATCAAATTGCTATTTATAGCATTTGTCATAGTTGGTATAACAATAAGCATAATACTAGGCATTAAAAATATTGACAATAATTTCAGTAATTCCGATTACAGCAGCAGAGACAGCCGCAAATGCCGTCCAAAAAATAATATTGTTATACCAATGCTGCTTTTGTGTGGAATTAATATCGGTATCTTTATCGCATACAGTGTCATAGTTATTACGGAAATGTTTACATAAGAATTTGAGAATTTTTTTGGCGAGCGCTTTACAACTTGTATAAGTATCAGATAAGGAGACTATAACACAGATTTTATCAGGGGCAAATATAGCGGTAACATAATCATCTTGTAGATAAAAATTTAACGAAAAGCAATTAAATGCTTTTACATCAAGATTTTTAGGTACAACCTTTATATTAGCTGAAACTGTAGTATTATCGGAACAATAAACAGAGGTGCATTTGTAGGAAGTAAAAGGAATAAGGCTTATAAGAATATTATAAATTTCCGATAATATCTGAGGAGTGAATCTATTATAAATATCTGATGACAACTGTGCGGTAGCTTTGTATTTAGCGTTCATTTGTTCACCTCCTTTAGATTATTGGCAAGAACTATTGTACTCTCTTTATTGTTCAAGTCAAATTATCACAAAATTTTAATTTGTGAGTGTTGAATAAAAAAATACCAACTTTCCTAATTCAGAAAAAATAATATCATTGAAAATTTAAAAATCTATAATAAACATAGTGCAATAAGGAGAAAATGAAAAAAATCAGGGGAACCGACAAGGGGAGTGAGAGAATGGATAATCGTAACATCACAAGTATTGCTGTTAATTACGATAACGGCGAAATAGAAACCTTAAATAAAGGTGTAGTTGTTAGTTTTGATGAAATCGACAATGAAGCAGAAATCAGAAGTATTGACCGTGAAGGACAGGCTCTTGTGGCACATTGCTCTGAGGGTACATATTCAAAATGAGGGTGGTAGCTGATGAATAACAAAACACTTGACGAACTCAATGACATGGCAAAAAGGTGGATTGACGGAAAAATTAATCATCTTGAAGTTGTGTCATTGAAATTGTTTGACCGTTTGTTGGTGCTGGAACTCGCCAACGCATACAGTATGTGCAAGGTTGGTTTGCTCAGCAAAAAATACACCGGCGCATATAAACTGAAATTCTATCAAGAGTACCGAGAACTGAAACTCAAGACGGAATTTTTGCTTGTCCAACAGGAACAGCAGATTGACTCTGTGAGAAATGCAAGTGTAACGCTTTCGGAAGTTTGCAAGGAATACGGCAAAGATGAGGTTGACCTCGTCAAGCTGTGCGAGTTGCAGGCGAAGGCAATTGATGAGTTGACACATGAGAATGTACATATCAAGCTGTGGAGCTCAGTCAAGTTATATAAACAGCCAAAGGACTTTGCAAGACGGCATATGAATAAGATTGTCGATGAGCTTATTGACAGGTTCGGCAGTAAGGTGCCGTTTGAACAGGTTGTTATGTCATATCTCAATGTTTGCCTTAGTGACAACCGAAAAGAAATGTGGGAGCAGTTGACAGGCGATGATTACCCCACGAAGGCAAGACAGCAGTTGCCGGTGAAGGACGGCAATGCAAAAGGCGAGCTGGAATCAATGAAGAAACATTACGGTGTGAGAGCCCAAAGAAAAAATTGTAAAGAAGACAAATGAAAATGATTTTCAGAAATTTTCAAAGAGCTGGATGCTGAATTTAAGGTAAGGCAATATTCTTGTCGCACGCAAAATCTTAAAGGAAATTCAAATCAAGTTAATCTTATATTAAAAAAAGTAATCAAAGCGACGACTTCCGCTTTTGATTAAGCTGTTAAAAAAGAATGCACCAAAAATTAAACACACAATTGCAGCGGCAAGGTTGCACAAAGCAGTAGTTCGGTGGTCAGACGGACTACTGCATATTTATATCATCTGACTTTTTAATGCGAAAATAGAACAATAGACAGTCACAAATAAAAGGGTTGAAATACCCTTTAACTATCCCGCTCAAGGAATTAATTAAGTGACCGTTTTAGTTTTTACATATATAATGGGAAGTTTAATATGTTTACGTACAAAGCTGAAATTAAATCAGGGCCTTTGCTTGAAGTCAAGTATTATAAGTCCATCCGCAAACGAAACAAGAAAAAACTTGCTCGACAAATCAATCAATCTCGAACAAACGAAAAGCAAGCCAAAGCAAACCGTATCAGAGGAGAACAACACACACAGAGGCTTATCCTTTGCAACTTCTCTGAGGGCGACTGGTTCGCAAGGTTCTCCGCTCCGTTTGGTGAATTTACCGAAGATGAATTTGAGAGGGTTGTGTCGAATTTTTTCAAGCGTATCAAACGCAGAACAGATAAAAAACAAATTAAATTTAAGTACATCGGGTATTGCGAATGCGGCAAGCTCGGAAAGAATTGGCATTTGCATATTGTAATTGAGAATTGCGTGCGTGAAATATTAACGAAATGCTGGCCATGGAAAAACGGCATAAATTTTACTCCGCTCTATCAAGATGGAAATTATGCTGACCTTGCAAAATACATACGCAAAGATGTCAATGGTAAGAAGCGCTTGAAAACATCTCGCAATCTCAATAAGCCTGAGGTCAAAGTTGTTGAAGGAAAAAAACGAGAATACAGAAAACTCGAACGAGGTGAGGCTTTGCCTTGTCCCGAAGGATATTATTTTTACAAAGACGAAATGTGGATAAATGACTTCACGGGTGCGTCTTTTCATTTTACTTACTTGGCCAATAGCCATAAACACAAGAAAATCGGAGGTGCAAAGATTTGAGAGATTCGACAAGAGATTATACAATTGCACAGTTTAGACTTTATGCCTCTCTTGGATTTCCAAGCAAAGCACAGGTTGTAGCTGACAAGACAATGCACCGAGCATTACAACTTGACCTGCTTGCTGTGATAGACACGCTTGATGCTTTAACAAGCAGCGACAAAGACTACATCCGTCAAGCTGTCAGCGCTGTTTATTTTGTTGCACCAACAAAACCGTTGCACAAAGGTGAAATAAATTTGAGAGTGACCAAGTTTGCTGTCAATAACTATACAGATGAACGCACGGTGTTTCGCTGGCTAAAAAAGGCACGATTGCTCTGTGCTGATTACCGAGGCTTAAATATTGGCACCGACAAAGATGTCAGTAGAGAAAGCAGTTGAGGGTTTATACTTAGAGTATGAAAGACTATGCAAAATCTTTTTACTTATCGCAATCTTGGAGAGCTTGCAGAGATGCTTATTTCCGTAAGCAAAACGGAGTGTGTGAGCGTTGTGGTAATGCAGGCGACATAGTTCACCACAAATGCTATATCAATCCTGACAACATCAGCAATCCAAAGATAACTCTGAACTTCGACAATCTCGAATTGCTCTGTCAGGATTGCCACAACAAAGAACATATGTCAAATCGAAAAGAAAAAAAGAAAAATAAAATAAATAATACTCGCTACTCTGTCGATGACGAAGGAAACATACTACCCCCCACCTCAAAAAATAAAATACCCCCCTGAGAACCGAAGGGAGGGCCTTAATTTTTCCTCTCTCGTGTGTGCGTGCGTGAAGGGGGGTGAAAGGAGTGATTTGATTTGGTGGAAAATGAAAAAACATCTGAGCTTTTAATTTCAGATAAAGCAGTTAAACAGGAAATGAACAGACTTAAAAAGATTTTTAAAAAGCATTATCGAGAAATTGACGAAAACGGAAAATCTCATAACAGCGACAAAGGAGAATTGATTGAAAGGCTGATTTCCGAGGCGGCTTTCATTCGTTGCGTACTCTTAGAAGCCCAGAGGCTCATCAAATCACAAGGCCTTGAAACCACAACGGTGAATGCCTCGCAGAAATTCCGCAAGGCAATTCCTGCCGTTACAATTTATTCTGACTATATGCGAACTTACACCTCTGTAATCAACACTTTGATTTCCTATATCCCCGAAAAATCAGAGAGAAAGCAGTCAAGACTTGAGGCGTTAATGCTTGGCAGTTAATTATATTCAAGAATATTACAATCGCATTTGTAGCGGAAAAATCGTAGCAGGAAAATGGATTAAAAAAGTTTACGCAATGGTTCTTGAGGGCATTGAAAAAGGCTTATGGTTTTACGATGAATCAAAAGCTGATAAGGCTGTAAAATTTATCGAGAATTTTGTGCATCACAGCAAAGGCCGACACGATTTGTTGCACCTTGAGTTGTGGCAGAAAGCTATTGTAAGTTGTCTTTTTGGCATAGTCGATAATCTTAACAACAGGCAGTTCCACGAAACTTTGATTGTAGTAGCTCGCAAGAACGGTAAGACATTATTTGCAGCGGCAATTGCTGAATATATGGCATATGCTGACCGTGAATACGGAGCTGAAATTTACTGTCTTGCCCCAAAATTGGCGCAAGCAGACCTTGTATATAATGCTTTTTATCAATCGGTTAAACTCGATGAAGAATTATCATCAGAAGAAATGACGAAAAAAAGAAAGAACGATATCTATGTCATTCCGATGAACACGACGATTTCAAAAGTCGCATTCAACTGCAAAAAAGCTGACGGATTCAATCCACATCTTACAGTTTGTGATGAACTTGCCGCTTGGCCGGGACAAGCAGGTTTGAAACAGTATGAGGTAATGAAATCAGCTCTCGGCTCACGAAAACAACCGCTTATTTTATCAATAACTACAGCCGGGTACATCAACGACGGAATCTACGATGAACTGTTCAAGCGCTCTACAAGATTTCTCAAAGGTAAACTTGGAGTAGGTGAAATGAGATTACTCCCATTTTTGTATGTGATTGACAATATACAAAAATGGGATGACATCAACGAACTAAAAAAATCAAATCCCAATCTTGGAATATCAGTTTCAGAAAGTTATTACCTTGAAGAAATTGTTGTGGCAAAAAATTCAACCTCGAAAAAGGCTGAGTTTATGTGTAAATATTGCAACATCCTGCAAAACAGTTCTATTGCTTGGCTTGCATATGAAGATGTTGCTCTTGCAGGTGGTGAACCTCTTAGGTTAGAAGATTTTCGTAAATGCTACGCTATCGCAGGTGTTGATTTGTCGAGAACAACTGACCTCACAGCGGCGACTGTTGTAATCTGCAAGAGTGGCCACTTCTACATTTTTACACAATTCTTTATGCCCGAGGACAGCTTCAAAAAAGCCTGTGAAAATGAGCCGGAAACAAAGTATGAAGTGCATAGAGCAAAAGGAAGAATTGTCATTAGTGGCCAGCATTTTGTTGATTATCACGATGTGTTTAATTGGTTTGTAATGCTTCGCAAAGAATACAAAATAATGCCGTTAATGATTGGTTACGATAGATACTCGGCGCAGTATTTAATTCAAGATTTGGACGCATCAGGTTTCAAGGTTGATGATGTCTTTCAAGGTACAAACCTTTCACCAATTATGGATGAATTCGAGGGCTTGTTAAAAGAAGGCAAAATACATTTTGGCGACAATGAATTGTTAAAAAAACAGTTCCTTGATGTCGCTGTGAAAATTAACGATTCAGATGAACGAAAGAAACCGGTAAAAATTGAGAGCAGATTGCACATAGACGGACCTGTTAGTGTTTTTGATGCTTTTACGGTAAGAAGTAAGCATTATAAAACACTTGGCAAAATGTTAGAAAACAGAAAGGCGGGATAACTTGGGGATTTTTCAAAAACTTTTTAAACACTCGGCTAAAGCATTCCTGAATTTTTCCCACAGTGAAAGCGGAAATAATTATAACAGCCGTAGCGAGATTATCAACAGTATTGCAGATAGAATTGCGACACAAGTATCGAAACTGCAACCGCAGGTTATAAGAAATTCCGCAAGCGGAACAGTAATCAAGAATGACAGTCTTGCTCGTTTGCTGTCAACCCGACCTTGTAAAGAGCTGAATACTACAGATTGGCTTTATAAGATAGCCTATCAATCGGTTATAAGTGGTGACGGTTTTGCTATTATTTGCTATAACGATGATTTCTCGGAAATCGAGGCTATTCGTCCTGTAATCTGTACAAATTATCGCATTTTTGAAGATGAAGGTATATTATTTTTTCGGTTTATCTGGTCGTATGACAGCAAGGAATATACAGTTCCCTATGATTGCGTTATTCACTTGAAAGACCGTCCGGGTAAAAAACGATTCCTCGGAAGTGATCCTGATGATGATTTAGCTACATCGGTGGAAATGCTCGACACCACATATGACGGCATTAAGAACATTGTGAAAAATTCCGCTCATCTCAGAGGTTACTTGAAATTCAACAACTTCATTGATGAAGAAGATTTGAAAAACAAAATCAAAGAATGGAAAGAAGCTTATATGACCGCCGAGAATGAAGGTGGCATTGCAGGTCTTGGCTCGGAATTTGAATTCAAGGAATTAAATCAAACTCCAAAAAGTATTCCAACCACACAGCTTTCATTTTTCAAGACTAACATTTATGACTATTTCGGAGTATCTGAAAAAATCATTAGAGGCGAATATTCCGAAACTGAGTGGAATAACTTTTACGAATTGAAAATTGAACCCATAGCGATGAAGCTGTCACTTGAATTTACCTATAAGATATTCTCGGAGCGCGAAAGAGGGTTCGGAAATAAAATTGTTTTCGTTGCTAACAAATTACAGTATGCTACTACACAAACTAAGATGACCGTTATGCAAGAGTTGTTTGACCGTGGTTTTATTACTATCAATCAAGGTCTTGAGATGATGGATATGCCGAGCCTCGGCGAAGAAGGAGATATCAGAATGGTAAGCCTTAACTATGTTAAGACTGATGACCAGTCATTATATCAGACAGGAAAGGAGAACAATGATGCCCCAGATTAAAAATAACATTAACGAAATTTTTCACATTCGGAATGAAACTGAAACATCAGCGGATTTGTATTTTTACGGTGACATTGTGAGTGACCGTTGGAGCGCTTGGAGTGATGAGGACCAGTACCCGGAAGCCATTCAGCAGTTGCTCAAAGGTCAGGAAGGCAAAGACCTGAATATCTACATCAATTCAGGCGGTGGTGATGTTTTTGCCGGTATGGCAATCTATAACATCATTAAAAGACACACAGGCTTTAAAACCGTTTATGTTGACGGTCTTGCTGCATCCATTGCATCAGTTATTGCAATGGCAGGTGATAAATTGGTAATGCCTAAAAATGCGTTTCTGATGATACATAAACCGTGGTCTTTTGTTATCGGTAATGCAAACGATATGTTGAAAGAAATTGAATTGCTTAATGCCATTGAGCAGAGCATTGTCAATATTTACGCAGAACATCTTGCTGATAATGTTGACACCGAAACAATCGCAAAAATGGTTGATGCAGAAACTTGGCTCACCGGTGAACAGGCGGCTGAATATTTCAGCGTAGATGTTGCAGCGGAAAAACAGATTGCTGCTTGCACGAATGCTCGATTTAAAAATCAGCCCAAAAATCTTGTAGTCGTGACTACTGAAAGAGAGAAAAATCTTTCGGCAAAGTCATCAAAAATAAAATCGCTGTGTATCAGCGGAATTTTGAAGGGAGAATGATTAGTAATGACTATCAAAGAACTTAAAAACAGACTTAAAGAAATTGCTGTTGAGGCAAAGGCCGCTGAAACAAGCGGTGATGACGCAAAGCTCGACAAATTGATTGAAGAAGCTAACACAATCAATGATAAAATTGAGCGTGCACAGAAGCTTGCTGAAATCACCAAAAATGCTACAGCGGCAGAGGAAAGTGAAGGTGAACAGCAGGAATCTACACCTGAAAACCTCGCAGAAAAAAGGGGCAAAAAGCTCAAAAACGGCGAAACAGTAAGAATGAACAAGACGATTGTAACGCCAAAAGCGGCAATCAGTACAACAACAATTGTTATGCCACATCACACAGCGGAAGATGTCAGAGATACATTCAATGATGTTTCAAGCCTTATCGATGCGGTTAAGATTGTTTCTCTCGATGGTGGCGAAAGCTATCAGAGAGGTTTTGTAAAGTCATATGGTGAAGGCGACTACACAACAGAAGGTTCAGACGCGGCAACAGCAGAACCGACGTTCGATTATGTTGATATCAATAAAACCTACATTACTGCATATGCGGAAGAGCCTAACGCAATACGCAAACTTGCCCCGGCGGCTTATGATGCCGTAATCAGCAATTCCACATCAAGAGCCGTAAGAAAGAAGCTCTCAAAGCAGATTCTTGTAGGCTCAGGTGAAACCGGTTCAATTGTCGGTATTTTCAATGCACCTACAAAGGTAATTGATCCTACCACGGATATGGAGGTAACCGCAATCACAGGAACCACCCTTGACGACATCATTTACTCATACGGTGGCGAAGAAGATGTTGAAGGTTTTTGCGGCCTTATTCTCAACAAAGCCGACCTCAAGGCTTTTGCAAAGCTCCGTACAGATGACGGCAAGAAGGTTTACGATATTAAGAACAACGGTAATTCCGGTACAATTGACGGCGTTCCGTTCATCATCAACTCAGCTTGTAAAGCTGTTTCGGCACCCGGAACAACCAAGGGCGAGTATTGCATGGCATACGGTCCGTTCTTTAACTATGAACTTGCTGTTTTTTCTGACATGGATGTGTCAATCTCAACTGAGTACAAATTTAAATCAGGACAGATTGCACACAAGGCTGAAATGTATGTGGGCGGTAATACGGCATCATACAACGGCTTTGTTCGTGTGAAGAAAGGCTGATGATTAAATGTCATCAACAGACGATTTATTAACAATGGCTAAACTCAGAGTTCGCAAAATTAGCTCGGATGCCCTCGATGAGGACATCCGACAGCACATTGACTTTGTTTTAGCCGACTTAGAACGCATAGGAGTGCATCCAAGCTGGCTCAAAAAACCTGACGCACTTATAAAAGAGGCGGTACTTGTTTACTGTAAGGCGAATTACGCAAAAACAGTTGATGATAAACTTACAAACAGTTATAACATCATCTTGTCGAAAATCAAAGGCAGACTGAAATATAGCAAAGTGAGGGCAAACGATGAATAGTGAATGCATTGTTACCTTGGTTTCACTGAAATCGTGCGGAACGAACTATATCGGTGAACTTATTACCAAGGAAGTAAAAAAGCAGGTCTTCGCTGTTAAAAAGTCCGTGAATCAATCAGAATTTTTTCAGGCTGCAGCGGCAGGATTTAAACCCGACATTGTGCTTGACATAAGCGAGTTTGAGTATAACGGAGAAAACTTCTGCATTCTTGCAGGTCAGCGGTACAAAATATACCGCACTTTTTCGGCGAAAGATACAGAACGAATGGAACTATATTTAACGGCAGTAGTAGGTGAAACAAATGTCACTCCCGAAAGCAATTAAAATCACAAAAAACGGTGTTGAGATAATCAGCAATGTTGAACGCATACAGTACACACTCAAAGAGCTTGAGAGAGCCGCTCTGCGCGATGTTGGAAAGCTGGTATGTAAACGGACAAGGCAGAAAATAAAACGCAGGTCAGGGCGATTAGCGAAAAATACGCAGTATTGGGTACGCTCAAAGCAAAAAATTCCTGACTTACAGGTAGGATTTAAGCCGGGCGGATTCTATGGACTGTACCAAGAGATTGGCACGAATAAATATCCAAAAATCGGAGCATTGAGCGACGCTGCCGAAAGCAATATCAAGGACATCATAAAAATTGAACAACAGTACCTCAGTGCCGTAGGCACAGAAGAGGCAGAACGAAAAATCAGTGAGGGGGAATACAGCGGTGAATAGCATTAAAAATTTATTAAATGCGGTTTTGTCGCAGTATGTCCCCTCATTTTTTATGGTTGGTGACGGCTTCCCGAGGCTTGTTTACGAACTGAAACAGCTTTACACCGACGAGCCGTACAAGAAATATCTTGTTACGCTTAATCTGTACGATAGGTTCACCACCGAGAAAATCGACAATATTGTGGATGAAATCTATTCGGATGTTGCGAGGGCAACCTATACACAAGGTGAACGGCATTACAAATTCTACAATAACAGCGACAGGCAGTATGTCGCTGAATCCGATAAAACAATAAACAGAATAATGACAACCCTTGAATTGAGGGTTTACGAAAGAGAGGACGATTGAAATGGCAACAGTTAAGCCACGAAAGATTAAACCGTACAGCGGTTATAACGCTAAGACGGCTGACCATATGCTCCTTGATGCAGGTGCGTTTTTTGCAAATTACGATCCTGCTACGGACACATACGCAAGTGCCAAAAAGGCAGGTAAATGCCTTGGCGTAACAATCAAAGGCGGTGAATATTCAGCCAAGCCGATACTCCGCCGCCTTGAATTTGACGGTGTAAAAACACGAACTAAAGGCGATACGGTAGTTGACGGTTGGGAGGTTTACCTTAAAGCGACACTTGCTGAGATGACTACTCAGAACTTCATTTACGGTCTTGGAATTGCCGACAAAAGCACAGACGAAAAGGTCGTAGGCTACGATGTAATCACAGGTAGAGATGTTATTCTTGACGGTGACTACATTAAGAATATCACTTGGGTAGGCTGTCTCCTCGGGGAGGATAAGCCGTGTATTATTCAGGTGTTCAACGGCTTCAATGAGAACGGTCTTACACTTGCAATTGCCGACAAAGACAACGGTAAGGTAGAAGCTCAGTTCTATGGTAACCTTTCACCCGAGGCTTATGATTCAGAGGACGAAATCAAACCACCATTTAAGATTTTCAGACCGACAGAAAAAACAGAAACAGCGGAAGCAACGGAGGCATAATTATGAGAAAATTAAGCATTAAAGACGCATTTACTCTTGCTCGCATTATCAAAAAAGCAGACATCAAAGAGGAAATTGCAGACTTCGCAAATCGCATTGCTATTAAAAATAACAGCAAAGATGAAACGGTCAACACCGAAGCGGTCGGTCTTGAATTTGTGATTACGCTGTTGACTTCTTTGTCGAACAAAGAAACAGAACAGGAATTTTATTCATTACTTGCCGACATCAGAGGCGACATTACTTCCGATGATGTAAGTAAATTAAGTATCCCCGAGGTTCTTGACAATGTAAAGGCAATCATCAGGAAGAATGATATTAAAAGTTTTTTTACCTCGCTCTCAGCCTTGAAGTAAGAACATTTGGAATGCTCATGCAGTATTGTTGCGGTAATACTGCCATACTGCATGAGTTGTCTTTCTCCAATGCCTGTCTCTTATACACATCTCCGAGCCCACGAGACTAAGGC